CCGAGATCGTACCACCGCTGACACAGGCTATCAGCTACCTTAAAAGAGACCCGCCCATTGAGGGAGACGGCGTTACGCCTCGCCATTCTCTGGGAACTGGGTCTAATAAAAGTAGCGATCGCTTGTAGCCTGAGATGGCGTTCTCCAGTGTACCTTTCGGTACGCTGTAGCAGGATGTCAACTATATGTTCACGGAAACCGAAATCAAGGTCGACGTTTGCATGTAGTTGCCAAAGGGCGGCTAGTAAATAGCCGTTCGTATCGTCCTGGTAAGTTGAACTTACCTCCACCACGTTTCTGACACGGTAACCTTCAAGACCGTGTCGGGCGCGGCTGGGAGTAGCTTCATCCAAGCTGCTGATGAAGCCACCATCTCCTAGTTCATTAGGTATCCGAAACCGATAAGGTTTTGGGACACTATGAACGAGGAGCTCAAATGCACTATGGAACCTTGCATCACATCCATAACGCGAGTTATGTCTGTGAGCTTGGCGCCGTATAGCATTTGCCAGACGGAAAACCGCTGGAACAGATGATACTCTATCTTTAAGATAGATTGGTTTGACATCCACGCCCGAGACAAAATGGGCCCCACAGCTTTCGCGAAACGTAGAGTCCTTATGACTCTTCTTAACGTTCAAGCGGAAGCCGTAAAAGTCCAACATCTCGGAGAACAACTCAAAACACGCGGTTGGCAACACGACATCGTCGCCGTACGCGCTCACGTCAGAAGACTCGACGTGTAGATAATCTGCGCAGCAGCAAGCCACTGCGTAGAAAATCAAAGACTCTAATTGGAAGGTGAAGCCGTTCCCCATACTGGAGAACTTCTCCCACTTCTTAAAAGAGTCGTTTTGAGTGCCATAATGAGATCGACAGGAATCCATCAACAAGAACCAGCGCTGAGGGATAATCTCCTCAACGACGGAACTTGCGATGGAATCGCTAGCGGAAGAGAGATCAATAGTTGCAAGCTTGGACGTTAAACTGCCCTTGCGAGCTAATTCTTGATTCCTCGACTGGTAGCGCAAGTCGACCCCATACCGCCGGAGCCTCATCCCAATCATATCGCCAACAGCTTTTTGAAACCAGAGGTTTAACCCTGGCTCAATGGCAATTACGCGATTGGTTGTGGCGTCCTTTGGTACGGTGATCACCTTATTCCCAACTTGGAAATTCGGAAATCCCGAATCGACAAGCTGGTCGGCCCACAGGGGATAAGCTTCCTTGAGGGTCTCCCAGGGAATAAGGGAGTACAGATCACGCGTTATTCCGGTTTCGCACCGGAACTTCTTGGCTGGACTAGCATCTCTCCGCTTTATCAGCGTAGAGGCGCCAGGACCCCAGTCAGGCATTGAGAACAAATCCTCCGCCGAAAAATCGCCGAGAATCTTAGCTATTTTACGCGTGACTGCGTGATGCAGCCACACGACTCGACCCGAATATTTAGGATCGAGCAGTAAGTTTCTAAAGCGACTATTCGTCTGCTTACAAAGAAGTTCGAATTCATCAAACTTCTTAAAAGCCACCTCGTCCAGGTCATAAGGCAAGGTTAAACCCTTATACTTCGACAAGAACTTGGTAGCAGCGTAAGCATCCCGAAGCGCTACGTGATTAGCGTAGTGCAACGGATTGAACTCAAGCTTAGATAGCTGCTCATGCTCTCCACTTCTGAAGAGTATAAGTGCTGTCAGGGCTCGAGGACAATCCAAGGAGGAGTAGTATGCCTCAATTGCCGAGAGAGTAACACTCTCGGGAACGCGGTAGCTTGCGATTCCTTTATGGAATCGACCACCATACTTCTTAGAAGACATGGTAACCTCCAAAGTACTTTCTTCAGCGTGTATGTTTAGTACACGGTCTCGAACGTCGTCACTGCGTTCTCCAGCGGGCTACCTGTTGCATCGGTAGGCGCGCCGTCG